GGAGAATTTAATTTTAATCTCAATGCTCCATCTTGATACTCGTCTCTACGTCTTCGACCTGTTTGTTCTAACGCAAATCCTTGTAATGCCTCATTATACTTCTCTTGATACAGTTTGTACATATCCATAGGTCCTTTTAAATATGCAAAAGCTTCTAATAAACATGCGTATAATAATAACTCTGGTGCATTTAAACTAATATAAGTTGTAGTATTTGTAACACTAAGTCCATCTGGAGTGTAAATATAATCTAAAGAAACAACATAAGGTGCATCTGGTGTAGGAGCTACTTCAATAGCATTTTCTCTAAAAGTTGCATAATATTTAGGAAAACCAGTAGAACCTGTTGAATTATATTCAGTTATAAATGTATCATCTCTTGGCTCTAATGATACTTGAACAGAAGAACTATTTGTAGCAACCACAGAACGAACAATTAAAGCTCTTCTTTCTGTATTTGTACCAGCTGATCCAGAAGCATTTGGTAAAGCTACATATTTATTGTTAGTTGTAAATGTAGATGTCGCGTACTCGCGCGCGTAATCAGCATCTACCTCTCTAAATATCTTAAATTCAGAATCTCTAATAAATCCATTAACAATAGTAGATGTTAAAACCTCAGAACCTACCTCTGTGTAATCTCTAATCTTTTGTACTAATTCTGCGTATGTCATGTTATATTAATAGTTACATTTCCAACGGCACTATAAGCCGATCTTCTAGTATTAATAATATCTCCACTTATTCCAGGCTGCATACTATTAGGAATAGTTACAAATTGACCTGGCCAATAATACAAATCTAATTGAACTAAAACTCCACCGCCTGGTCTTACATCTGCTCTTGGACCTTTTAAAGCCTGAGGGTCTGCAGGATGATAAGGAGGATCTAATTGAGGATGCTTTGGTTCAAATTCAGATATATGAACAATAGATCCGGTCCATTCTTTAACCATTTCTAGATAAGGAAATTGTACTCCTGATCTATCAGAAATTGCTAATGATCTTTTTCCTCGTGCAAATGGCATTAATATCTTTCTCCAAAATATGTAAAAGGTGTAATATATAAAGATGTTCTTTGACCATCTTCTTGTAAAGCTCTTTCTAATTCATCTTCGTATAATAATTTTAAACCTTGTATTCTATCTGGTGCATATTTTTGAGATAAGTAAAATGAAAGTCCAGAAACCATACATGGTAAAAATCTATAAGGTAAATCTGCTTGATTAGTATAAGAACCCGCATCTTGAATTCTTTGAATATAATAATATTTTAAAAATGTGTAAGTGTTTGCATCGGGAGCAAGATATAAACTAATAGTGGGTGTAGTTTGTCTATCAACATAATATTGTGTTGGTTGTCCTGTTTGACCTTTATTAGGCAATCCCGCATATGCAGATCTATCAATTTTAGTTAATGATATATCTTGAGTGCTTGAAGTTATAGATTCAGAAGTTGAAACGTAAGCTTCTAATACATCACTACAATCACTAGGTGTTGTGTAAGTAATCGTGCCTGCTGTTAATAATTGATTTTTTAATTCTACTTTCCAAAGGTGAATACCTCTGTTTCCCCATTCAGAAAATAATAAATTTAAACTTCGTCTTGATGATTTTAAATCGTAACCTTTTGTATTACGAATACCACATCTTTCAAAAGACTCTTCGATGACATCGTCGATGTCTAAATTAAATGATGTTGTTCCAGATGTGGCCATAAGTCATAACCTTATCTAATTCTGGATAATTGTTTTTTAACTTGAATAGGTTTTTGACCTCTTGGTTCAAATACCATTCCACCTTCAGCCATACCTTTTTTCAAAACTGCAAAATCTTCTCCAGTTATTTGATCTCTAGGTTCAGCCGCAGCTGCAATTTTCATTTGTTTTTGTGATAGTTCTTTTTTCATACGTCAATCATACCACCATAGTACTTCTTAGTAAATGTCTTCACAAAAGTTGGTTTTGGACCTATATTACCTGCTGCTCTTTTTCTTGTGACTGCTGATCTTCTTTGACCTTCTGACATGGCTCTTGCTTTAGCTAATGGTACACATTTTGGATATCCTTTTCTTTTTTCACCTTTAGATCTACCACAAGGGGCAAAGGAACCATCTGGACGTTTAGACCCAATATCTACCCATTTTTCTTGAACCCATTTACGTAAACTCATTTTAAAATTTTTTAGTTACTTTTCTTTTTTCATCCATTATATCTCCACAACCTTTTGCAACTCCACCTTGTTTATAATTTGATACTTCTTTTCTTTGTTGAGACTTGTTTTTTCCACCTGGAACTATTTTTCCAGAACAAACTGCAGATGCATACATATTTGCATATGCGCTTGGATAAACTTTAAATTTTCTTTTTGCTGCTGCTTTTCCTTTTGGACAAAGTTTAGCCATTATTTTTTCTTTCTTTTTTTAGCTGCAAGCATGGCTCGTGATGGTTTAGCCCCTCTAATCTTGCCTTCAATCTGTTGTGGTATTTGTGATCTTCCTATAGCCATAATTAAAACATTGGTGAATAAACAATTTTACCATTTACTTTCTCTGCCTTCAAGTACTGCTTCCTATTGTATTTTTTTGAAAAACTACAATGAACCCATCCACTATTAGGCTCGTTTTCATTCCAAAACTCAAGTATACATTGATCAAAGTCTAAGTTAGCTACAATAAACTCAGCTAAAGTTTTATTAGCTACACCAAATATCTCAAAGTCTGCTGCTTCCCCGCGCGTGTGCTGGCTCGTGGAGCTTGATCCGATAGCCTTGCATAGTTCTGCTGATCTATAACCAGAGCTTACGGATAACGGCATTCCATAAAAATCTCTTAATGGTTGTAGTATTTTTTCACAAAGTATTTTTAAATTTTCTATATGTTCATCACTCGGTGTATTATCTATACCAAGTCTTAACGCTTCTTGTGACTTTGTTAATTCATTCAATGTAAAACTTTTACTTAGATTCATTTCTTAATTTTATAATAACCTCAATAACATGTTTCTCATATTGTTTATTTGTAGAAAAGTTATCCAAAGTTTTAGCCATTGCAATAGGATTTCTATTCAATGTCATTTCCCTAACTCTTCTAAATTCTGCATATACTCTTTTTGTATTAAGAATTTCTATGTAATACTTAACAGATTCACACTTGTTTTTAAAGACTCTTACGCGCCAATCTATTGTACTAGGTTGTAATAAAGGCAACATTCCTTCTTTTGACCACACTCTTATACCAAATAGATTGTGCCCCTCGCGCGCGAACCTTGATCTTCCATAGTCACTTTCAACAACAGCTTGAGCTATTATTAATTCTGTATTTACTCTTTGTTTTCTTGGGATATTAAAATTAAGATAATTGATGCAGTGGGTAAGGGAGGATATGAATTCTTTGTCGTTTGAGTACTCAAACCTAGGGGGTCCAAATCCAAGTTGCTTGGCCCAGGTTATTGCTTCACCCTGAGCCTTGTTCTTGGCGACTGGATTGGGGAAGAATGTACCTAATACAAATGCTGCTAGAGCTATCATCAAATATCTTATTATTGTAGTCTTGATTATCATAACATTTACATTGATTTGAGAGACAGCATCCAACTGTCAGATTGTTAATACAATTAGTCTTGCTTAACTTCTTTGATTCTTTTAATGCCATGCTTATCTGTTTCTATAATGGCTTTTACTTCTTTACAACTCCATGAAGTAACACTTGGGTTACCATCACGTTCTACTTTTCTTTTTTGTTCTAAACAATCTGCAATATTAGCTTTAGGTGAATAGCCTTCTAGTTTACCATTCATATACATTAATAATGCAAATACAACTTCAATCATTATTTACCTCTTAAGGTATCTAATTCTTTCTCTAGTTTATCTATTTTTTTTTCTAATTGAGCTATTAATACTTTAGTATGTACGTTTTCTTCTAATTGTTTAGAATGTTTATCAATTGATTTAGCTTGATATTCAATTAACATATACATCTCTTGGTTCTTAGGAGTTTGTTCTGCTTTTTTAAGCAAATCTTGAGCCATTAACTTTTCATTAGTCTCTAATCTATTTAATCGTTCAACAATACCAAAATACGTCCATACCGCAACAACAATAGCAGATATAATAGCCACTATATTTTTAATAGGTAAGGCTACACTTGTTTGATCACTTAATTTTAAATCACTCATTTTTTTTATCCTTATCCATTATATCATAAAAAAAATTATCAGTACTATCTGTTTTCCATGATCTATTTTCTACATTCCATTCATTAGTTTGTACTTTATAGTCCGGCCAATGTGTTGAAGTTGTAAAGCTAGGAATACTCCACAGAATACGATTATTAGGTTGAGCTGCATAATTACCGTTATCAAGAACCAAAACGTGAGCACACTTATGTTGATCAGGAATTTCGGAATGTTCAGTATCCAAGATATTAGGTTCTGGATGCGCCCAATCAATCGTAAATAAATATTGTCCATGAATAAATTTCTTATCCTTTCCTAAATATTTACAGCGTTGTCCGATTAAAAAATCAAAAGTAGTAACAGAAGGATAATAACTAAATGAATTCCATAGCTCAAGATCTTCGAGATCTGAATGTTCCACTTTTCCTTGATGCACAGAACTGCTGTCTCCTCCTTGAAGAAAAGCACTGATAGGAAGCCTCCAGAATATTGCACCATTCGTAAGTAAAGCATGAAATAGGATTGCACGCCCTGGAATACTTGCAATAGCAAAGACCACACAATCTTCAGTTTCGCCGTGATGTTCTCGTAAGTCATATAAATACTCTCTCCTTATTTTACAATATATAGGTGGTATGTTAGCATTTAAATAAGACATTACAAGTTAACATTTCCATCTTCTTCTTGCTTGTCTTATTCTAGAATTAGGGTCTTTTGCTGCATTTGGAAACATCTTCATTTGTCCTGCAGATCTTGCACAATATGATTTACGTCTTGCAGCGTTTTTTGGTCCTGGATTATCTTCTGTAACAGCTGTTGATAACTTAGAACCAGGATTCATTCTTCTGTAGGCTTTAACACCAGCTTGTGTCATTCCAGCACCCGCCTCAGTTGAACGATAGTTTTTTTTATTTCTTGGTGGCATTCCACCTTTTTCATAACCAACCATCATTCCAAGATTGGCCATTAATACTTTTGAATTTTTATTTTTATCAGATTCTTCTGCTTCTTCATCAGATAATCTAGCTCTTTGTGATTTGGTTGTTTTAGATTTTATAGAAGATCTATTACTTAATCCATAAAGATCTTGAGCATCATCATAAAATGACGTGCCAGTAAATTGACTCGTCTTATAAATAGGCATGATAATTATTTATCTATAAATAAAGTAATAGTTAAAGAACTTATATTTGATGTTACACCAATACCATCAATGATGCCTGTGCCATTTCTTCCAGCATATAAAACTCCGTCTTCTGGAAGATTTAATGTTTCTGTTCCACCTGCTGGAACTTGGATTGGAATATAAACTTGTGTATTAGTTGAACTACTAACAGTTGTAACATTTGCCAAACCGTTAATGACTGCAGCACCAGAACTTCCTGTGGATTGAATCATAAATCCTCTTAATCTTGTAGGGCCTGCAAATAATATTGCATTACTTGATGAGCTTGCGCATATGACTGGTTTTACATCTGACTTCATATTTTTCTCCTTATAATTTAAGGAGCCCTTACGAGCTCCTTAAAAATTAATTTATTATGCTACTTGTGAATATTCAATTACCCATCTAAACGAACCACGCGCACTTGGTGTAGTTGTGTTAGTGATGTTTAAAAAAATATTTCTAGCTGCAGAAGCATACAACGGACTTGCCGCTGGTGCTGCATCGCTAGCAGTAGTATTTAACAAAGTTGTATTATAGAAAGCTCCAGCTGGAACAGATGTTCCACCATCTAGAATTTCATCAGCTGCAGTTGCTACGATTTGAGCTCCTGAAGATGAAGTTCCTACTTCAATACCAATATCTCCACTTGCAACAGTTGCTGTTGTAACACAAAGTATTGATATACTTTTAATAACTGTATTTGCTGGTTGAGCAAATGTAGAAATACTATCTCCAGTAGTTGCGCTTAATGTTCCTGTAACAATACCTTGTAACATAACAGCTGGTGAAGTTACTACTGTACCATCTTGATTGATTACAAAATTATTTGTATATGCTCCAGTTGTAGAGTTTTGAGTTGCCCCAATAAATCCACCTAATGATCGGACTGGACCCGAAAAAGTTGTTAGTGCCATAAGTTTATTCTCCTAGTTTTTCTAATCTAGTCTCTAGGCCGTCGACTATACGCGTCTAGATCAGAAGTTAATATATAGTTATTTGATTATAAAAGAAAAAGGGGCCTGTGTAAACACAAGCCCCTTTTAAAGACTCTTAATTAATATTAAGCAGCTCCTGGTGAACCAAAGATTCCTCTAGCATCAGAAAAGCCGAAGCTGTATCTTTCTCTAGCTTTAAATCTTACGTTACCAGTGTCAAAATCACCTTCAATCGCTGTTTTAATTGGCGATCTTACAAAGTGTTTTAAACCGTTTGGAGCATCAGTCATTATGAAGAATGCATCTGTGTCAGTTAAAAAGTGATTAACTCTATAACCTTGTGGAATCATTCCCATATTTTTGATTGCATTAATATCATTGTCAGCTGTAGCAACTCTAAGAGGTGATTTTAAAATTCTCTCAGCAGTAAATTGTAATTCTTTTGGAATAATCAATTTAGTTCCTTGAAGAGCTATTTTTAAACCTCTTTCGTCTACAAAAGCCGCAATATCAATTAATGATTGCTCTAATGAAGTTTCTGACAAATCAGCAGGTGTAGCAAGTTCGTTTGAGAACGTACCACCGTTTGCTAATGGATGGTTTGTAGCACAAAGCTCCACACCATCACCACCAGTTACACCACTATTAAAAGCATTGTTTAGAACGTCAGCCGCAATCTGTTGTTTAGTTTGCGACATTGATCTAGCTAATGCTCTAGTGTATCTAGCTGCAAGTCTATCGTAAAGGTTATCTTCAATTGCTTCCTCAGTTATCGCAAATGCTAATGCAAATGTTTGGTGAGTATATCTTGAAGTGTACGCTTCTGTAGCATCGTCAAACACTACTGGAGCACCTTCACTTTTAGCTGCTGCTGCTGCAAAACCAGATAACATTACTTCTTCTTCGAAAGCTCGATCAGAAGTTTCTGTTATAAAGATTTCAGCATGCTCATTGTCATATCTATTGTATTCCAGGCCGAATAGTGCATTCAATCCTGGCTCTAGTTCTTTAACTAGCTGCGAACGTGATATAGCCATATTTTATTCTCCTATTATAAGCCTGTTCCGCCTTGACGGAAAAAGTGATTGTTAATTCTAACAAGAACTCCAACATTGGATGATACGTTAACATCACTGTTAAACACATCTTGTGATATATCAATTGCTTGAACCACATATGTTCCTGTTGTACCAGATTGAGACACGTTTAGGGTTACTTTAGATATCCCTGTTTGTGTCGCTCCTGTTACGTTTGTTACGTTATAGTTTTTAAACAAATCCGCAACAACGAAAGTAGCATTAGCTTTTATTTCAAATACTGTATCCGGTCCATCAATAACCATAGCGATAATATCGCTAGCATTGATTGCGCCTGGGTAGTAATTACTAAAAGTTGGCTTCTGAGTTGTTGGATCTGTATAAAAACAACCATTAAAAACACCTACAACCGCATCAGAATCTCCAGCAATAGCTCTTGAA